TAATCAACAACATCGACAAGAACGTTATCGTACCGGCCATTGAGCGCCTGTACCAAGACAATCTACGGTATAACCAAGACCCTGAGATAGTCGGTGACGTTAACATCGTGGCACGCGGGGCTAGTTCGCTAGTCGTCAAAGAAGCTGAAGCGATTCGACGTAACGAGTTCTTACAGCTTGTACTTAACAGTCAACAAGCTAGCCAGATTGTAGGCGCACGCGGAACTGCTGAGTTGTTAAGAGATGCGGCTAAGAACTTGAACATGAACGTCGATAAGGTCGTTCCAGACAGTAACCAAGTGTCTATGATAGAAGAACAGCAACAGATGATTACCCAGTTGCAACAACAACTTATGATGCTACAGGAGTCTATGAGTGCTGCACCAGATAACGTCGAGTTCGCGCGTGATGCTCAAGGCAACGTCACCGGCGCAACGCGCTCGAAAGCTGCGCCCCTGTTACCCGATGGTTCGCCTGTCGGCGGTCGCGACGGTAACCAGATGCGAAACGTCGCAACAGGACGCAACGGATGATACAAACAGGGTTAACATCAGCCGCTAAGTTGTTGTTTTTGAAGTCAATTATAAATGACTCCTGTAAACTCGCGCTATACACAGCAGACGCCAAACTAGGGCCGGAAACAACGCTCTACACCTCTGTAGGGGAAGTTACTGGGGCCGGGTATAAGGCTGGCGGTATGAAGCTGCATAGCTGCTGCGTGGAGAACGACACAGATGGTAGCGCGTTTATTTCGTGGGGTAACGCGGAGTGGCCTAGAGCCTCTATAACCGCCGCAGGGTATATGATATACGACACTTCCAAAAACAACACAGCGTTGTTTGTCGGAGGCTGGGGCGCTGATTACACAAGCACTAACGGCCCGTTCGTCGTAAATATACCTGAAAAACAGATTATGTTGGTATAGCTGATGGCGGGTACATACGCACTAGCAAATAACACCACATTGACCGATGGTAACGGCGGTAATGGTGCGGTTGTTAATCTGAGCGGCAAATACGCCGATTCGATTATTAACCAAAATATTGATTCTGATAATGAGATTTTTTATCAGGGTGGATTTGCTCTTTCTACCAACACAAACCGAAGGGCAAACCGAGAAAATTCCTTACTGTTAGACACCACAACTACCGGCGCCAGTACGATTACTGATGTGGCCGGTTACGTCCTGCAAATGTGGGTATTTATTCCTTTCTTCACTAACCACGGCGTAGGATTTAACGTAACGAACTGGGCAGGTGTTCAGGCAGTAGTTGCAGACGGAGGCACTTCGGGTACTGCAAACATTAACACCTACCGCGTAGACGGAAACGATGTAAACGTCAAAGGCGGTTGGCAGTTATACGTTGTAGACCTTAGAAATACTCCGACAGGCCCAGACTCAAATTTATCTGTTGCATCTCTTGGATCAGCAGGTAGAGCGCCAAGATATGTCGGCTGGACACACTCTACTAGAGGCTTTGCTTTACGCCGTGATCCGTTGGCGGCACTTGATTGCGCTAGATTTGGCCGAATGCAATTAAACGCAACGGGTGGCACAAATACTAATATATTGCCTTCTGACCCCGAAAATTCGTCTGCTGCTAACTTCATGCAAATGGCAGCTTATGACGATAACAACAATAATTCCCCAGCGAACGGTACGGCAGTTGATGGGGGCTTTCACAAGTTTGGGATATGTGAACCTAGCCTAGAAAGTAACGGCTATATTATGCGTGGTGTTTGGTCGTTAGGAACATCGGCAACGGCTGTGTTTTTTGAAGATTACAACAGCAGTATCAACGTAAGAGATGAGTTTCTTACGTATGATGATTTCAACAGAATAGAAGTACGCAATGCTTCAAGTACCGTCAATTTTATTAACACTAATGCGTCTTTGGTGTTTAGAAGTGACGTTATAACCAGCCAAAACGCAAATTACGCGCCAGCCCAGCCGCGTGGCAACTTTGAAATGGTTGATAATGCCACCGTGGCAATGACTGGTTGTACTTGGACTGATATGGGTACTTTTATATTTCAGAGTAATGCAACGGTAGCAGACACTACTTTTCGCCGCTGCGGGCTTGTAACTCAAGGCGGATCGACGATTGAAAGAAATAGCTTTAGCGATGCCCGCGATTCAGCTAGCTTATTAGCAAATGATCTAACAGAAATCACAGATTGCGTTTTTGAAAGCGATGGCTCAAATCACGCTGTAGAGCTTACAAGTCTTGGCGCTGGTTCAGCAGACTGGGATTCGACAGCAACAGGGTATGTTACAGGCGCTACAGGTTCACCTGCATCAACTAGCAGCACTGGAAACGAGGCCATATTTGTAAACGTGGCCTCTGGTACTTTGACAATAAATGTGGCCGCAGGGGCCACAATACCCAGCATACGCTCTGCTGGCGCAACCGTTAATGTAGTAGCGGGGCAAGCTACCCTGACAATTAGTGGGGTAATAGCTGGCTCTGATGTGGTAATATATACCGCCGGTTCTATTACAAAACTGCAAGACGATCAGGATATATCTGGAACTACGTCTACCTACACGTACACTTTCTCTGCGGGAACATTCGTAGACATAAAAGTATACGCGGAAGGGTACACACCGTTCTTCATATACGGATTTGAGCTTGGATCGGCCAGTGCTACGCTGCCCGTAGCGCAACAACTTGATAGAAACTACGTTCCTTAAAGGGGGATTAACAAATGGCTAAAATTATTGATGGTGATGATCTTGTTGTTGGCACCGAGATTACGATTGACACCACCGCCCGTACTTTCACACTTTTAGAGGCGGGTAACCTTGTCTTTAAAGACGGTGTTACAGCCCAAGCGCTGTATTCTAAGTTTATTAAGCTTTGGGAAACCTCTGCTTATAACAGCTTCCCGTTCCCTATGTACGCAATTGACGCAAAATCTGGTCAGTTTGAATTTGGTTTTGACGGTTCTAGGTTCAACGACTGGGGGCCAGCTAACGACGCAACGCGAAACGCGATTCGTGACGGTGGTTTTAACGAATACGAAGCCGCAGGTACTCCCGACATTGCAGGGACTTCCGATACAGGAAACCTAAAGCGTCGTTATGTAGGCTTGGTGAGCTTGGGAGAGTTCAATACCGGCGGTCAAGCGTATTATCAGCTTGTCTCAGGCGCGACTCCTGCTGACTTTGTTTTTGACGACGAGCCTAACCAAGCTATCCAGATTTTCGGGGATGCGTCAAACGGAAACTTTGACTCTCAGACGTTCTTTAAAGGCTATATCCGAGAGGAAGGTTTTACGTACGACGACTCTATTCTTTCTGATACAGGTCAGACAAGTACAGGCGCGTTTATCGTTAACGCACTGCTGTCTAACGCTGTTGACTCCAACGTTGTCAACACTGACGCAGAGATTACTGGGTCACAATCAGCCACCTACGCCAACATTGACGTAAGCTACTACACTTCTTCTCAGTCAATCGACATTAACGACGCTGCCGACGATTTTGATTTCCGAATCATTATTGATGGGGACAATAAAACGCTCCAGCAGATTTACACCAAAGTCCAATATCTGCTACGGCAGACGACTGACATAAACACTGCTGGTGACGACGGCACAAAGCGCGGTGATATTCAAGACCTGCTTATGCGGTTTGAGGGTAACCAGCTAATCTGCTCAAACAGTGTGTTTATTGAGAACCTACGTCCTCAAGACAAGAACAACGTAGACTTCTTCGATAACGCTGGCACCAAGCGAATCTTTGACTTCGCCGCTACGTTGCAGCTTAACTTTAACAGCTTCCTACAAACAGGCAGCACAGGCTACTTCGTTGCTTACATCACAGACTCGGTTAGTGGAACAGATGACTACGGAACAGCTACCGCGATTGTCCTAGACGATAATACTGATACAGATATATCAGGCACGATCAACGCTGCGTCGTTGACGTTCTCTATCGACTTCGATAACAATACGCAAGGCGGTCGAGTGGATGCAGACGAAAACTCCGCAACCATACCGATCACAGTTATCGCGGGTAACAAGGGCGTAGCTAAGCCAGTGGTAGCTACGGCTACAGTTGAGCGAAGTAAGTCCAACGTTGTTACACTAACTGCTGAGCAAGATAGAGCATATACGGACTGATAGGAGTTAGTAATGCCTAACAACGAAAGAAGGAATACTCAACTACCACCGAGAGGACAGGGCGATAGGATTTATCATGTCCATACCGCCGAAGTAGAGTTCTCTGGTGGTGTTGGGCCTTGGAAGATTGGGCGTATGTACACGATAAGCGGGGCCGGTGGCCCCACTATGATGGTGCATTTGCATGGTCGCCAAGGTACTGACTCCGCAGGGCATTTATCCGTGCACTACAGTAACGTGGATAGATACACTGAGGACAGGCAACCTATAGCGGGTCAAGATATTCTTGACCCCGATACTTCTGCCGTTGTTGGTACAGTCGTAGCTGCTTACGATGTTTATATTCCCAGCGCAAACATTATGGGTTTCGATAACCCTGAATATGGCTTGGACGTAGACATTACTGGCTCTGCAAACATTCGATTTGCCGAAGGACTGCCCCAGCTAGATGCTTGGGGCAAGTTACGTGTTAGTGGCGGCACTCAGTTAGGCGACTATGTATTTGGTCAGGAAGAAGTATTTACGGCCAACTTCTCGCCTGTCGAGTTATCTGGAGGCTATGCCGATTACAGCAACACACGGCACTCTATAAAGATAGGTGTGGACAACACCGTTGACGCTGCCAATGGGTTTGCGTCTTCGTCATCCAACCAGTACCACCATTATGTAGCTGGCTCTAGCCATCTCTGGGCGGGTACTGCGCTTTTAAACGCCCCTGCTACGACAGGTAACATTCGTCAATGGGGATTGTTCGACGCTAACAACGGGTTCCTGTTCCGCGTTGGCACTGGCGGTGTTGACGCCACTGACGCTACCGGACTTTCTGTTGTAATCAGGTCAAGCATTCCCGAGGCAGCACAGAAAGACACAATTATCCCAAGGTCGTCGTGGAACGGTGATAAGCTGGATGGAACCGGCGACAGTCAGGTTGTTCTTGATCTGGCAAAGGTAAACTTGTGGTGGATCGACGTACAGTGGCACGGCGCTGGTCGTGTACGCTTCGGTGTGTACGAGGAAGGACAGAGAGTTGTATGTCATAGCTATTATCAGGGTAATGAATATGCTCAGGCGATGAGCCAAACAGCTTCTCTGCCAGCTTGTTACTCTTGTAAATCTACGGGTGGCTCGTCTACTAACTTGTATGTTGAATCATGGTCTGCGGCAGTATGGACTGAGAGTGACATTGATCTTCGGGCCTACGGCTCACCCGCGACTTACGCTTCGCCCCACACGACGGTCACAGCAAACATCAGTGATAACTGGCAGCGCTTGTTCGCACTGAGTCCAAGAGAGCTTCATGCAAATGGAGAGGTCAACCATAGTCTGTATGTGCCTACATCCATTAACGCGTATGCGTTTAACGACACGGGCGCTGCTGTAGGTCAATTCGACGGTGCCGATGCAATCATTGATCTGAAGATGGAAATTAACAGCGTCGATAACGACAATGTTTTTTCTACCGTTACTGGCACTAATGTCGAAATATCAACGGCTGGAGCCAGCTTTGAAGGCGGCAAGATAATTCTTCAGGATATGTTTAAAGGTCGGTACGACAGCATTCTTACTGACACGTTTAACAACTTGCAGTATGGCGCGGTTAAGAACTTCCCCGATGATGGCGGTACGGTTGAGAACACGATAGCGGCAATCTCTGCGGGATCACCCGCTGTTATGACGACAACAGGACGGATTAACGTCAGAGAGCCTATGACGGTTACTTTCCCATTCAACGCTGGCGGGTACACAATTACGGGTACTGACAACGCTAGCTACGATGATCTAACTGTCTATGTTAAACCTGTCAGCGTCAATAGCGCGGAGCTTTACTCGGACGCTGGATTAACGACACCCATATCCTTGGGCGCGGCAACTGGCGGCAATATCAAAGGCTTTCAAGGGTCTAGAGTTATATGGAGCTTTTTTGCTAAGACACGAACAGCTTACTACCCTAACGCCAAGATAATGGTGGTCGTCAACTGGAAAGAGATAATTCAGTAAATGTCAGTACCACTCTGGGCGGCGCATGGCGAAGAATGGCTGGATGCTGAAAAAGTCAGCTTCAACGGCGAAACGCGCACGATCCGAGTTAACGACGGTGTTACTAACCTAGATATACGTACTGAAGTCTACTCGGCTTGGGTTAGATGGGTAGAACGGGCTGACAACGAGCGATACTACTTTGCCATGCGGTTCACCGGGCTTGACCCAATCCCCGGCGGTTTTACAGGGGACAGCTACTTTTTAATTAACAACTGGAAGTTACTGTATGACCCTAGGGTTGTCGCCATAACAGGGGTTTTGTTTTCCGACGACTACTCTACTCCTTACTACTTTGTGGAAGATGGCGCAGCGGTGTTCCCCGCGCAAATATCGTCTTTGGTCAATACGGTTGAAACGAAGACTAACGTTGTTACGGGCGATCTTAGTGCTGTCCCATCTAGCTCTGATAACGCCACAGCGGTTTGGCAGCAGGTGCTTGAGTCATCCCTAAACGCAGAAGAATTAGTCCGCCTTATGGCGTCAATGCTCACCGGAAAAGTCTCGGGTGCGGGCACTGGCACTGAAACGTTCCGTGATCTGGATGATAGTAAAGACCGCGTAGTAGTCACCGTAGACGAAAATGGTAACAGGACTGCGGTGGTGAGGGATGCCACTTAGTACCTTCGCAGCTAGGACATTCCGCGCTGATACGTTTACTACGGCTTTAGGGCAACAACGCCCCGAAGTAGTACAACCAGCCCAGCAGAATACGGGTGGGACGATACTCCCCTTCCGTAAGCGCGCTACAACTCCTGAAGTATTTACAGAAGTTAAGGCGTTGTGGGAAATCGCGCCGCCTATAGCGGTAGTGCCACCAGCGCTATTCCGCCCCCCAGCCCCGCCGTTACCCGAAAAATCGCCAGATATTGTTTATCCCGCGCCGCTGCCAGAAATAGAGCGGAAAGGTGTAACGACTACTACGCCCCAATTCCGTATATACGCACAGCCCGCAACAGCTACAGTGCAGACTGCTAACATATTAGAAGGGGCTAACAGTGTCGGGGTGACAAATTACGGCATAGCAGTACCAGCAGGTAGTGCGGAAGCAGCTAACAAGTTGGGCGCTGGCATAACGCTACACCAAGTTTCGTTACCTACAGTTGTTAGAAATTTAACGGACGAAGAACTTGTTGCAGTTGCGTTAGGTATGATATAAGTTAACCCTATGTTTTTAGAGCATAAAACAGACCGACAGCATGTACAGGCGTTACGCGAGTGTAAACTGCGTGATGACAAGTTACTGGAGCTTTTTGCTACCCTTTTGGATAACGTAAAAGACAGACTTGTTACAGCAGAAGAACCTTGGGTAATCCACCGCTTGCAGGGTCAAGCTAGTGTTCTAAGAGATTTCCTCAACGCGGTAGAACAATCGCAAGAGGTTTTAGACCGCCGTAAGGCGTAAATATCCAGCAAACCATTATGTTACACGCAGACCAACAGGAGCGTGTCACAGAGTTGGAGCTTTAGGAGAGAGTGATGCCAATACCAAAGCAAGTACAAGCACAAGCCAGTGAAGCCGATGAACTAAGCCAGCAGCTTTATGGAGAAGCCCCTGCAACGGAAGTCGATACGGCTCCCCAAGCGGAAGTGGTGGAACCCGAAGCAAAGCAAGAGCCAGCACAATCGCAAGAACCAGCCAGTGAAGTTGTTGCTGAAAAGGTAGAGGCAGAAAAACCAGACGAAGAAGGCAAGGTTTGGAAGCAGAAGTACAAAACCCTACAAGGTATGTACGATGCGGAAGTTCCTAGGCTCCACCAACAAGTTAAAGACTTAACAAGTAAGCTAGATGATCTAGTTACGCAAGTTAAAGCCTCTGACAAAGCGGTGGAAGAAGCCAAAGAGCAAGCCAAGCACGAGCAGCTTCAAAATCTGGTTACTGATGAAGACCGTCAAGAATTTGGTGACGATCTGATTGCAATATCGCGCAAAATCGCAAGAGAAGAATCCGCCGAGCTATATAAACAGCTTGAAGCCGTACAGGGCGAGAACAACCAGCTTAGGGAAATGCTGGAACAGACTGGCTCTAAGGTAACCCAGACATCGTTTGAGCAGGAATTGCATCGTTTAGTGCCTGATTTCGTTCAGGTAAACGCTGATCCTAACTGGATTCAGTGGTTAGACGAGCATGACCCCCTCTTACGTGCACCGCGTCGGGTTGTGGCCGAAAAATCCTTTTCTGAAGGTGACGCTGATAGCGTTGCACATTTTGTTAACTTGTTTAAGAACTCCCAACAAGAAGCTGATCCTGCACAACAGGTTGTTAACAAAGAGATTGAGAGTCAGATTCAACCCTCAAAAAGCACTTCCTCGCCATCTACACCTGCGCCAAAGGGCAAGACATACACTAACGATCAAATTAGGGCTATGTTTGTCAAAATAACGCACATGCAGAAAGCGGGTAAGTCTGATGAGGCACGTAAACTTGAAGCCGAAATAGACGCAGCTTACATGGAAGGTCGTGTCGCTGCGTAAACCAATTCTGTAAAGGAGGCCAATCATGGCTGTTTTTCCGACTAATGGCGCGTTCACAACGTCGCCCGAGTACACTGGCGCGTTCATCCCTACCCTCTGGTCTGGGAAGTTACTCGCTAAATTCTACCAAAACACTATGTTGTCAGAGATTTGCAACACTGACTACGAAGGTGAGTTGAAGAACAAAGGCGATACCATTCGTATCCGCACTGCGCCTTCAATCACCATCAACGACTACACTGGCGCAGGTTCTACTCTGTCCACTGAAGTCCCAACGCCTATCTTCCAAGATATGCAGGTCAATCAGGCTAAGTATTTTAGCGTGCAGACCAACGACGTACTTGCGCAGCAAGCTGACATGGACTTAATGAACATGTTTACTGAAGACGCTGCCAAGCAGATGAAGATTGCCATTGAGGACGAAGTGTTCTTTAACTCTTTCGTTACTGAAGGCCCAGATGCATCTAACACTGGCGCAACCGCTGGTGCGCTGTCTGCTGCATACAACTTGGGTACTGACGCCTCGCCAATCGACACTTCTACCGCCAACAACTTGTTGGAGACTATTCTTCGTATGTCTTCTGCTCTTGACGAGCAAAACGTACCCGAGGAAGGTCGCTGGTTGATTATGTCTCCGTTTGACCGTCAGATTTTGATGCGTTCAGACATCGGCCAAGCTAACTTCATGGGCGATCCCTCTAGCACCATCCGTACTGGCAAGATCGGTATGCTAGACCGTTTCACGGTTTACGTATCTAACCTCCTGCCTCGTGGCGAACTCAACAAAGAGCTTGTCTCTGGTTTGACTCCCACAGCTAACGGCGGTGCCAATACGTCTGCTGCGCGTCGCACTATGATTGCTGGTACTAACCACGCAACTTCATTTGCTATGACCATCAGCAAGACTGAGCCTCTGCGTAACCAAACTGACTTCGGCGACATCGTTCGCGGATTGGCAGTATATGGCCGCAAGGTTGTTAAGCCTGACTGCCTAGCAGTTGCTCTGGTAGCTTAAAGCTAAACACGGGGGTGCCTGTACGCGGCCCCCGTTCTTTTAGGAGATATTTATGGACGCACACGAACTCTGCCAAGCACTACACGGCGAATGCAGTATGAACCGTATGATTGCGTGGGTTGACGGTAAAAAGCAAGTCATTGCTAAGTCTACAAGTGGCGAGTGGAAGCTAGAGCCTGTCGGCGCTGCCGTAGCAGCCAAGCTAAACGCTTCTAAGGCTGTAGGTGTGAAAACTACAGAAAAGCCCAAGCCTAAGACCAAGTACGGTCGTAAGCCTAAGAACTTAGCTAGTGAAGGTATTGAGGTTGACCCTCCTGAAGCGCTATAATTAGCTGTGAACTTTTGGGTCTAAGCTATGAAGCCGGTCAGTGATTTTTATGCACGCGTGATACCTTACGTACCCGGCTGTCCGAATACATTTGCTGCGCAAGCGATTGTTGATTCCGCCGTATACTTCTGTGAACACTCTTTAGCCCTACGATTCACCGCTGACGAGTTTTCTACTGTGGCGGGAGTTAACCAATACGACGTAGATGTGCCGACTAACCACCTACTAAGTCGTATTATCTATTTGACTGTAGATGGGGATGAAATACACCCTATAGTTGCTAGCTCGTTACCACTTGTAGCGACACAGCAGAGTAAGCCTACGAAGTATTACGTTACGCAGAGCGAGTCTGAGTTACAACTTAACTTGTCTGCTACGCCTGACGACGTATACCCAGTAAACATGTCTTTAGCGCTTAGACCCACCGTTGACGCAAAGTTTTTAGCCACTGAGTTATATGACTATTGGCACGAACCTATAGCGTTTGGGGCACTAGCTAGGCTAAAGTCTGCGCCGGGACAGCCCTATACTGACCTCGCTGAAGCTAATTTTTACTCACAAAAGGCTAAAATGTTGTGTAAAAACGCTCGGAATGAGGGTAACATTAGCCGCATAGTAGGTTCCTTACAAACCCAACCACGCCCCTTTGTGTGAGGTAAACGATGACCATACAAGCTAGTAGTGTACTAAAGCGCTGTATTGATACACTCCAAGACACAACTTCTGTCCGTTGGCCCGTAGAAGAACTAGTACGGTATCTTAATGACGCGCAGCGCGAAGTTGTCCTGTATCGCCCTGACGCGATGGTAACTACAGTAACGAAGTCTTTAGTAGCTGGCAGTAAGCAGGATTTAAAGGCTCCGAGCTTAGCAGCGGCTAAACTTATTGAGATTACGCGTAACATTAACAACTCAGAGCAGTTTTTTGGCGGCGTACGTCTTATTAACCGCGAAATATTAGACTCTCAAAAGCCAGATTGGCATGCAGAAACTCTGTCTGGGAATATCCAGCACTATATGTATGACCCCCGCAATCCCTTAGAGTTTTACGTTTACCCCCCTGCTAAGACTACGGCAGTGCTTGAGGTTATCTACTCTAAGTACCCTTCGGATATAGCCGAAGCCCCAGCGCTGGGGTCAGTTACAGGTGAGCTTAGCGTACCTGACATCTATAGTAATGTGGTTCAGGACTACATTTTGTACCGCGCATATAGCAAAGACAGCGAGTACGCTGGTAATGCGCAGCGCGCACAGGCTCACTACGGGGCGTTCGCTAACGCTCTTGGTATTGAGATACAAGCAACGGTGCAAGTTGCGCCAAATCCGGTTTCCAACCCTAATACGCCGATGCGCGTGCCTGCACAATAGAGGACTTAAACCATGAGTCAGTTTTCTGATTATACCGAGCAAAACATATTGACGACCACCCTTCGGGGCGGCGCGTTCCCAGTACCTTCTGGCGTATATATTGCGCTGTTCACCACTGACCCTACTGATGCTGCTAGCGGCGCAGAGGTGAATGACGCTTCTTGGACTACTTATGTCCGAGTTGACGCTGCAGATGGCGGCAACATTGACACTGGCTGGACTGCTCCCGCAGACGGCGTTTCGTCCAATGCAAAAGTAATTACGTTTCCCGCTAACAACGCAGGGTCTTCAGTCACCATTACACACATTGGTGTTTTCGATGCAGCTACGGCGGGCAACTTGTTGTATCATGCCCCACTAGTATCTTCTAAGACCTTGCTAGACGGTGACGTTCTTTCTTTCGCTATTGGAGCAATTACCGTTACCGTAGCGTAATGAAATAACGGGAGTGTTATGAGTACCTTCTACACGCCTGACGGCGCGGCGGTAAACACCGCTCCCAAATCGACTTACACACAAGGCTCCGTACAAGTTACGGCGTCTTGTTCTGTAGCAAGTGCAGCCAACTATATACTTTCGGGGGTAGCTCCTACCCCCTGCGTTGCTACTGTTACCCCCACGGCAGTCCGTACAACTCCCGCAGACGCAAGCCCTCTAGGCACGTTTAACGCGGTAGTTAGAGCGGGGCAAATCTACGCAGGTTCGGCAGCGAACACTACAATAGGTAGTGTAAACGCCTTTGTAATACGTATTGTCGAAACCGCCGTATCTTTGGCTGCTACAGCGTCTATATTGGCAATCCCTGCTGATGTACTGGGTGAAAGTGACGCGTCCTCCGCAGCAAGTATAAGTGCTGGCGCAACGCTTATTAGGCCCGCGTTTTCTGACGGGGGTTGTACTGCCGATGTAACACTAACTAGTAACGTAGTCGTTACTAGAAATGTCGTCGCAGACATACTTGGTACGGGGGAGTTCTACGGCACTACAGGCGTAAACGGGGTATATGAAGGGTTTTTAGATATACCTGCCACCGCAACGCTTACTATAGCCGACTCAGGCATTGTATTCCGGCAAAGCGCCGCACAAACTCTAGCAGGTATCGCGTCCGTAGCACCTACCGCAACACTAATACTGCCGGGTGAAATGGACAGTACAGCGCGCGCTACTACGGTGATCCCTGACGGTACTATAAGCATTACTTCTGGAAGCGTCATAGCAGCAGATTGTACTTTCGTTGCTGACTCTACACTCACATCGCCTATATTTACTAACTTTTCTACAGAGTCACAGGTATTAGCAAACGCTAATCAAGTATTCCAAGGACAAGTAGAGGCTGACCCTGCCGCCGAAAGCGCCCTGCAAGCGCAAGGCAGCATAATTTTCGAAGGTACGGCTATAACGATACCTATACCTAACGCTTCTGTAGTGGCGTCGGGCGTGATAGTAAAGGTAAGTAGTGCGGTAGTGTCCACGGCGGCTAGCATCGCGAACGACGACACTGTAACACAGCAGTTAGAAGCCTTGTTGAGCTTGCCTAATGCGACTGTAGTTCCCGAGGCTAGGATAGCAGCGCGCGGGGAAGCAGATATATCTGCATCTAGCAGCGTGACAGCCTCACCTAAAATAGCAGAGCGTGGGGAATCTGACTTTTCTGCACTAGCAAGTGTTGATGTGTTCAATTCTCTGATAACCGTCACCAGATTTGTAGATGCCAATATATCCCTGCCCTTCGCTAGCGCTACTTCAGAGGGCGTTATTATTAAAGTAGGCATCGCTAATACAGCAGGCGAGTGTACGTCAGTAGATGCTGATGCCCTTATTTTTAAGCAAGGTGTTTCAGACATAGCGACTACTTCTCAAGTTATCGCAGAAGGCACTCTTATAAAGAAACCTTTAGCGGACGTAAGTGCCACTAACACCAATACCCTCGCGGCTACTAGGACAGTGTTCCCTACTTGTCTGGTAGACTGCGCAGTACATTTCTTTGCGGATAGCATAGCTAACCCAGACAGTTTCGACCCCGAAGAACGGACGTTTATCAAGCCGCCTAGTCAATTTCTGTTCTCCCGGCCTTTCCAACAATTTGTCTTTAAAAGGACTTCATAATGGCTAAATTAGGAACCGTAACGCAGCAGCCTTACGAACGTCTGTCTTACACTATTGATTATGCCGAGTTCTTAACTGACGGCGATAACGTTCAATCTGCTACCGCCACTGTCTCTCCGGTAGGTCTTACCGTGGAAAATGTCGGTGTTTTTGACCCTCGCGTAAAGTTTTGGGCCACAGGCGGAGTCGCTGGAGTAAAATACAAAGTAGAAGTTAGCGTTGTGACGGCAGATGGTCGCCAGATACAAGACGAGCTTGTATTTAAAATTAAGGAGGTCTAACCGTGTCTCAAACACTTTATAACAACGTCTTTAACCGGATAGCGCAGGGTATATCAAACTCTGATACTACGGTAACTGTACAGGACGGTTCTGACTTCCCTACCCCCGCCGTTGGGGATTTCTACCTCTGCACGCTTGTTGGTATTGACTCCAACTCAGGGCAAGAAGATAGCTGGGAAATAGTTAAAGTAACCGCTAAGCCAACAGTTAACTCTTTCACCGTAGTTAGGGCGCAAGAAGGCACCACTGCACTGGCTTGGGGGCAGTTCACCGATTTTCAGATGCGTATTACTGCTGCTACGGTAGTTACGCCCGATGGCGACCAGACTTTAAGCAACAAAACAGTCCAGTCCAGCACTGTAGACAGTACCCCCGTAGGTGCTACTACGCCTGACTCTGTAGCTGCAACTACTTTAAGCGCTACTACGTCTGCCACTTTGCCAGCTAACACCAGTATTGGCACCATTACGTCTACAGAACTCGGGTACGTAGATGGCGTGACTAGCGCTATCCAGACTCAACTAGACGCAAAATACCAAGCTGACTCTGACCCTACGTTCGGGGATATGACCGCTGATGCACTACAGCTTAGTGGTGGGACTGGCACACAGGGAACTATGTCGTGGAACACCGACGAGAATACGGTAGACTTGATTGTAGACTCAGGTGAGACACTCCAGATAGGGCAAGAAACTGAGTACAACGTAAGGAACAACACAGGCTCGACCATATCGAAAGGTTCCGCAGTAATGTCTACCGGGACTATAGGCGCGTCTTCTCGTATCACTATCGGACTCATGGTTGCTTCGGTTTTGGATAACGAGATTTCTTACTTAGGGATTGCTTCTGAAGACATAACCGCAGGTAGTGACGGCAAGGTTACTTTCTTTGGTAAGATTTCTGGCGTAGACACTTCTTCGTTTTCTGACGGCGATATACTTTGGCTAGACCAAGGTGTAAATGGTGGCCTTACCGCTACAGAACCTTCGCTCGGCATTAAGATACCTGCAGCTTATGTAATTAACGCTGCCGCTAACGGTACAATAATGGCTAGGTGGTCACGTTCTCCCGGCCTACATGACCTGCACGACGTAACTCTAACTTCTGAAACGAACAACGAAATCCTACAGTACAACTCTAGTAATAGTTCTTGGAGAAACCGCACTTTTACAGAGGCCGATATTGCTACTAGCACTGCCTTAACTGCGCTAGACACTGCGGCAGTCAAGACTACTACCCAGTTCGGCGGTGACGTTACTGGCACTTACAACAACTTGCAAGTGACTAACGACAGCCACCAACACCAGTTTTCTAATATAACTAGTAAGCCGACTACGCTTTCTGGTTATGGCATAACTGACGGTATTTCTACAACAGGCGGTTCTTCCTCTAACTTTTTAAAAGCTGACGGGTCTACGGACAGCAGTGCTTATGTGACGGGGTTGACGCTGGATCAAGTTACCAGCAAGGATACCGCTACATCGGCCATCTCGACTAGCGCTACGACAATAGAAGCGGGTCGCGGCTCCGGTTCGGTAGCGTTAACCACAAACGACGGGCAAGGCAACGCGAACGTAACCTTTAACCATAAAGGCGGTGTACCAGACTCTGCGGGCAACGTAGGTAGAATTACTGTCAACACAGATTCTACTACTGGCGCTAGCATGTCGTTTCAACTGCTAAGTAACAGCGGTACAACTGTAGTAAGCAGTGTGGCGCAGCTTATACTTAATGAAACTAGCGCTGACTTCCAAAATAACAGCATAACAACGACTGGCACTGTAACCTCTGCGGGCTTTACTGGCGATTTAACGGGCACCGCTACCAGATTAAATATAAACACCTCTAGTTCTACCTCTAATTTCCCCGTTACGTGGCACTCTGGCACTCTTTCGTACAGCACATCCAACGTCACTATCCAGCCGTCTACAGGCAAGCTAACAGCCGGGGGCGGCTTCGTTGGTGACCTTACTGGAAACGCCGACAGCGCTGATGCAGTTGCGTGGACAGGGGTAAGCTCAACGCCAACTACGGTTTCTGGCTACGGCATCACCGATGCTCTAACCACGAATACAACACAAAACATCTCTGGGGTAAAAGAGTTTCAAGATGATATAGAGCTACGTTTTGGTGCCAGTGCCGATACTCGCATTGAGTGGTTAGGCGCTAGCAATATTATGTACAGCCGCATTGTTACTGACGGCGGGTACTACCAATGGGCGGCAGATGACGCGGGCACGACAGTCCGTAATGTTATGTTGGCTGGGGATATAGATGGCAACAGCACTTCTCAGGTGCGACTCTACTACCAAGGCGCGGAGAAGCTTCGTACTAAATCTGACGGCATTACTGTAACAGGTACGGTGTACAGTACCGAAGGCAATTCTAGCCAGTGGGATCAAGCGTACGACAACCACATAACTAACGTGAGCTTTAACACCACTAACGGGGTACTAACGCTTACGCAGCAAGATGGCGGTACGCTAACTCAAGACTTAGATGGAAGGTATCTAACCGCCGCCACAAACAACTACGTTACCGATGCTAGCTTCAACATAGGTACTGAAATCCTTACTTTGACGCGGCAGGGGCTAAGTTCTTTAACCACCAGTTTCGCAGGTTACTTAAAAGACGGCGAAGCAAACAACTACGTCCATCCCAACGACGGTGGCGGTAACCAAACAGCACTTACAGGCGCAACTGTTTATTCAGACATAGCCATAAACGCTTTAGGCCACGTAACAAGTACGACGACTAGAAACTTAACACCAGCTAACATTGGTGCGGCACCCGCAGGAGGCTCTTTAGGTACTAACTGGCTTGCTAACGAAGTACAAGCTGATGTTGGCGTTGTTACAGATAAAATACGAGTCTATTCTGGCACTCAGCTTGTACTAAACGCAGGTGAATCTAACACTTACGCCACGGGCCAAACCGCCGAAGCGGTCTACATTAACGCCGAATCAGGTCTAACTGTTACCTCATCTCCCGATAACTGGGGTTCAGCATGGGGTGGACGCAAAACCGCAGTTATTAACAACCCTAGTGGTGATTCTTCTTTTCCCGGCGATATTGCTGTAACCGGCACTGTAGACGGTAGGGACGTTTCTGCCGATGGAGCAAAGCTAGATACCATAGCTAACGGCGCACAAGTCAACGTAGGGACAAACTTAGGCCAAAGCAGGACTGGGAGTAGCTTTACGGTTACTTCTTCTACCGGCTCAAACGTAAACTTGTCAGCAGCTACTACAACCCTTTGGGGGGTAATGACTGATGAAGATAAGTCTAAGCTAGACGGTATAGACACTAGCGCAACCAACACAGCAGACCCAGCAATCACCACTAACGGCTCTACGCCTTCTTTGGCTAGCGGCATTACCGCATTAGAAGTTAGAAATTTGATTGGTGCCGGTACAGCAACAGTAAATGACACCGGCACACCCGCAATATTGTCTAACGGCAGTACACCAAGCCTAAATTCTGGCATTAGCGCAACAGAAGTACGGTCTTTAATTGGTGCGGGTACTGGTAATGGTAACGGCGATATTACTGGGGTTACTGCGGGGCTTGGACTGTATGGTGGTGGCACTAGCGGCTCGGTCACAATAAACCAATATAGCAGTGTTACTGCTGGCGGTACAACAAGCCTTGCTGATGGCGCGTTTAGAACAGTAACGGTGGGTGCTATACAACTTAGCCTACCAGCTAGCCCTGCTGCGGGGGATACTGTTTACATATCTAACGGGCCATACACAAATACAACTGTAGCTAGAAACGGACAAAGAATCATGGGGTTGCTAGAAAACTTAACGCTTGACGTGGCAAATATAGGAATTACTCTTATATTCGCAGACTCAACACGCGGCTGGAGGATTATGTAATGAGTACACTGACTGGGTTAATCGGCGGCGGCGGCGAAAAAGTAATTACGTCCCTGCCACAAACAAGCGGAAGTTTTCTTGATAATTATTCGGCGGCTGCGGCTGTTAGCAGTGCCACCCTTGTTGATATTGTAAATATCAGTGGGACAGAAGGTTATCTTATGGCTGCGTTTTTGCAGGCTTTTGGTTTTGCCAGTAGCCGCTGCATCATAACTATAGACGGTACTAATGTTTTAGACGCAACCAGAACTACGTCTGCTGTGAACGCTGCCACTTTTCCAGAGGGCGAATCTTGTTCTATTTGGCCTATGGGTGCATTTAGGGCGATTAACGAGCAGGGTCAAATAATTGACCAGTATATGCGGGTCGGCGGTAATCTTCGTTTTGAAAGCAGTTTAAGGGTGCGGATGAACGTTAATTCTGGTACTAGCGTCACCGGAAAAGTAATGTACTACTTAACATAGGATAGACTAATGACTGTTTACGTAGACGTAATAGATAAGAATGGAAACGTTGTAGGTTACGCAGCAAATGATCTCCCATTACCATTGCCAGATAGGGTTAAGCTAACTCGGTATGAGTTTCGCAGTCGTTTTACTGCGGCTGAAAAAGTGGCGATGTATGATAGTACAGACACGATGATTCGCGTTTTTCTTGATGACATACAAGCCGCAGAAAATATAAACGTATTAGAGCAAGACACCATTGATGGCGTCAACTACCTTGCTTCTAATGGGTTGATAGCTGCTGGACGGGCTTCTGAAATACTCGCACCTATTCCACAGGAGTAGGGTAATGACTCTTTCAGACTTGAAGCCACTCTTTGATTATATTGTCCGTATTGGCGATGCACTTTCGCAGTTGGTTAACGTGGTTGTATTCCTGAGTGACAACCCTAACGAGTCAGTAAGCGGTAGAGCGTACCGTATGCGTAAGATAAGCACCTTCTGGTATTTCTTGCAAATTGCTATAAACTACGTGTTCTTATGGCAAGATAACCACTGCCGCGCTGCTTATAGAGCAGACATAGAGAGGGCAAGTAAAACTCTAAGGCAGCAGTAACAGTTATCGCAAGGGGGCAAGTTTGTCTGATTTAAAAGGGCTGTTGCCCTACTGTACGCCGAAGCAAAAACAACTCGTTGAAGAATCTATTAAACAAGGTTCGATTGCTAAAGCCGCTAGAGTTATAGGTATTGGTGAGCGAACAGCGCGCGCTTCTTTTGCAGGGATACGTAAGAAAGCAGCAAAACAGGGGTACGCCCCCAGTAACGATATGACCCGACCCGTCCCAGACGGGTTTGTAGTCTCAGGGGTATCGACTTATTACAACGAAGACGGTGTGCCGACAGGCCAGTGGGTAAAGTCGAAACTCGCTGAAGAACAACGTCTACTTGCGATGAAAGAAGCCATTGACGAAATGATGGCTGACTACAAAGGCGTGGCTAAGCCCACTAAGATGCCTAAGTCTTCCGCTGATGATATTGTCGTCGCTATCCCTATGGGTGATCCCCATATCGGTATGTATGCATGGTCTGAAGAATCCGGTGAAGACTTCGATATAAACATCGCCCGAGAAGACCTACTCTCCGCTGCAAACCAACTTGTTAAAGCTACGCCACCTGCTAGCACCTGTCTAATCATAAATCTGGGAGACTTCTTTCATGCAGATAATATGTCGAATACTACAAGCCGTTCTGGGCATAGCCTTGATGTGGACACACGTTGGGCTAAGGTTTTAAAGCTAGGCTGCATGTTGATGGTGGACGTTGTAAAGCTGGCGCTGAAAAAGCACCCCCACGTTGAAGTCATTAACGCTATCGGTAACCATGACGATCATTCTAGTGTGATGCTAGCGGCGTTTATGGATGCCTATTTCAGTAACGAGCCTCGGGTCACTATTCAACCTACAACTTCTAAATTCCACTACTTTGCCTTTGGGAAGAACTTAATTGGCGTAACACACGGCGATACTGTAAAGCACGCTGATCTAGGCTCCCTAATGGCTACAGATAAAGCTGAAGAATGGGGGGCTTCTGAGCATAGGTATTGGTATTGTGGTCACATACACAATTCCCGTAAAATGGAGCTTCGGGGCTGTACTGTAGAGAGCTTCCGTACCCTCGCCGCCAAAGACGCGTGGCACGCTGGTAAAGGTTACCGCGCAGGGCGGGATATGAATGCTATTGTTTTACATAAGGATTTCGGAGAAATAGCTAGATACCGATGTGACATAAGGATGGCTAGATATGGCTAATGTTATAGATTTTCCTGATAAATCAGAAGCTTACGACCGATCATGTGGCGAGTGTGGCTCAAGTATCTTTACTTGGCAGACCTATGACCAGTGCGACCTTTTACACTCCTTGGAGTGCGCCGAATGCGGGGAAGTCTACCCCTTGTCTGGCTTGGGTAGCGACGATTAGGTACAATTGGGCACTATTTTTAACGCGGTAGAGGGTAATACTAGTGACACTTGACCAGACATACATAAATGCGGCTATTGGCCTTTTTGGGGCGGGTATCGGCTGGGTGCTTAGAGTAATCTGGTCTGAAATAAAAGACCTTCAAAAGACGGATGACCAACTGTTTGCAAAGGTGAGCAAGCTAGAGGTATTTGTCGCTAGCCAGTACCCAACTCGCGAAGAACTTCGCCATGAGTTTGACGAGGTTAATCAGATGCTTAGGGCTATAGATCAGAAGCTAGACAGGAAGGCGGATAAGTGAGCCTTGGTGTTGTTGAGCTAATAGCCGGTATATTCCAACCTGCAGCGGAGCTAGTCGATGAGCTACACACCAGCACCGAAGAAAAGCTCAAAGCCAAAGGGCACCTGCTGGACGTACAAGCTGCCGCCATGCAGCGCGTGTTTGACTATGAAACGGGAATGCTTGAGGCAAAGTCTAAGATCGTTCACGCTGAAGCTTCGTCAAAACATTGGTTGACATCTAACTGGCGACCCATCACTATGCTCACCTTTCTGACCTTGGTGGTCGGGGATTCTTTGGGATGGTTACCTAACAGCTTAAATAAAGAAGCTTGGTTCCTCCTTGAGATTGGCCTCGGAGGCTATGTTATTGGCCGAAGTGGCGAAAAAATCGCGCAAACGCTTAAAAAATGAACTATTTTTCTTTCGACGAACTAAAATGCCATCACTGCGGGGGTATGGTTTTTGATGAACACTTTAAAAGCATACTCAACAACATTCGCGCTGATTGTGGCTTCGCTTTGCCCGTTAGCTCTGGCTATAGATGTCTTGACCACCCCATTGAGATAGCGAAAGAAAACCCCGGTGCACATTGCTCTGGTAAGGCTGTCGATATACAAATAAGTGGCTGGAAAGCCCATAGACTGCTTGAAATAGCCCTGCAACATGGTATAAAACGTATAGGTATTAACCAATCGGGGCCGCATTCTAAACGGTTTATCCACTTAGATAACGATTTAGATTTGCCCAACCCCGCTATATGGAGTTACTGATATGGCCGATAAGCCTATACGTCGCACCACTGGCAAAGGCGGAAACTACCGTAAAACAAGTGCGGGCGCTGGTATGACCAAAAAGGGCGTGGCTGCTCACCGCAAGGCAAACCCCGGCTCTAAGCTAAAAACCGCAGTGACAGGAAAAGTTAAGGCTGGCAGTAAGGCAGCTAAACGGCGTAAGTCGTACTGTGCACGGTCTGCTGGACAGATGAAAGACCACCCTAAAGCTGCTAAAGACCCTAACTCAAGGTTACGACAAGC